AGGTCGTGATGGTCGGTGCGGTGTTGTTATCGACCGTGCGCTTGGTGGACGTGGTGTAGCCAGACTGAGCGTCATAGCTGTCATACGCCTTGACACGGTACATCACGGTGGACCAGCCCTTGGTGATGGTGTCGGTGTAGGTCAGCGCGTCGCCCTTGTACACCTGCGTGTAGGCGGAGCCGCCATCGGTGCTGCGCTCCAGAATGTAGCCGCTCAGGTTGCCATCGCTGTCGCTGGCCGCAGTCCACGAGATCACCAGCGTGCTGCCGCCCTTGACATCCTTCGGCACCGCGATGGACGGCGGCGCAGACGGGGCGTTGTTGTTGACCACCGTTACCTGCGAACTGGTGCGCCAGCCAGACTCCAGACCCTCGGTGTCGTATGCCTTGACGCGGTACATCACGGACGTGGTGCCGAAGGCGACGTTGTTCGTAGTGCTGGTGGCCGTACCCTGATAAATCTGACTCCACGAACTGCCGCCGTTGGTCGAACGCTCTACCTTGTAGCCGGCGAGATTGCTCTCAGCATCAGAGCTTTTTGCCCACGAGATCGAAATGTTCGTGCCGCCCATGATGGACGAAGGAACGGAGATGCTGCCCGGGGTAGAGGGTGCGGTGTTAGTCGAGACCGTGCCATCGTCAGACACCAAGAGAGTAGAAGGCAAAATCAAAGCGGGGCGGATGCCGAGCGAGCTGGAGCAGTTGGCGTCGCCACAGTTGCCATCGGAGCTGACGGACAGCGCGCGTTTGGCGGTGACGTTGCAGCCCGGAGAGCGGAGCCACCATCTGGTGGCAGAACCGTTGAGATAGGCAACACGCTTGGAATCCGAATCATGATCTGCACAGCCCTTGAAATAGGCTAGCTCTGCACCCTCGCCGCTCGGCATAGAGCCGTAGCTGAAACTCGTTTCGGTCGCACTGAGCAGGAAAATCTTCGCAGACAGGCCATTCGAGCCGCTGGTGACGGTCTTTGACGTACCGTGGCCCTTGCGATACGGAATCTTTACCTGCTTGATGGCGTTCTTGATGCTCGACTCGACCAGATTCATGAACGTGCCGTTCAGGTAGGAATGGATGGTGCTGTTGGCATAATCGTTGGTGTTCGAGCTATCCCACTGGCGGCTTTCGTAGATGTCCTTCATCAGCAACCAAGTACCGTTGCAGCTATCGTCATAGACGCTGGACGGCTTGCCCTGATGGACAACGATGAAGTTTCTGGCAGAACCATTTACTTTCAGCTTGATGGTGCTGCCGACTGCTTTGGAACCCAAGGTTACATAAGCCATAAAAAAGGCCTCCTTTTATTGAATTTATAGTAAAATTTTGTTTCAAATTGAGCGGCGGTGAACGGGATAAGTTCATTCGTTTCATTAGAACTCGATTCTTTTTGCCGTGGTGTTCCAAACACCCTCCACGATGGTCCCGTCCAGCGTTTCAAACGTGACCGTGAACGGGTTCCCGGTGACGGACGTATTGAACATCAGTTCCAGCAAAGCCAGCCGGGCGGACACGTCGGAGATGCTGTTCTGGATGGAGTGGTGGGCCTCCTCATCGTCATTGTGGGCATCCACGAGCTTCTGCGCTTCCTTCAGGAATGCCGGGAGCATCGTGACCGAGCAATACTTCTCCACATCTTCCGCCGTCATCCACGCCTCACATTTGTAGTCTACGGTGACGCCCAGCCCCTCGCCGATGACGATGCACACCGGGAAGCGGCGGACATCTACGCCGGTGTTGGATGCAGCGCTGACGTACTGTGGGTAGTCACCCAGCGTGCCGTAGTAGATGAGGACTTCGCCCTTGTCCGGGTCAAAGGCGAACACGCCGAACTCCCGGAGCCAAAATCCGTGGTCAAGACCGCCGTTCAGGTCGGAGCGGTATTCAACGATCATGCGGACGCTGGCTCCATCATAGACCGGCTCAGTCGATGTGCCAGCGGCCACCGGCTCCACCAGTGCGGTCATTGCGGCAGGTTTCTCATCATCCGGTATAGTGCCGCTGCCCACCATAATCTTGGAAATCGGGAGCTGTTGCCCGGCAACCAGCTTGGCAATCAGCTCTCGGCCGCTGTCAGTAACAACAAAGCCATAGTAGCTCATAACTCATCCTCCTCAAGTTCAGGCAGTTTCGTCTGCGTGATGTTCTGTGCTGCGGGAACCGGCAGCACGGTGTCGATAAAGTCCTCGCCAACTGCTATCTCCGGCAGGGTCGTGGTCATATAGCCGCGCCCCAGAATGGCCTGCATCGGCACATCTGCGACCATTTCTGGTGATTCAGTCTTTGCGACCACCATGATGGCTACGCCTGCGGCCTTGATAAAGGGTGCATTCAGCAGCTTGGAAACATCATCTTCCGGCGTCAGGGCGTCGGTTTCAAAAATCATGGTAGCCGGAACATCCGGGTCCTCGCTGTAATGCAGCGGCTTGTCCCAGAACATTTTGAACGCCCGGATGATGTCATAGTAGGTGCAGCGGTTGGTGTTCTTCCAGATTTTGTATATCAGGTACGTTCGGTAGTCATCGTCGTTCAGGACGTAGACCGATTCCCTGGTGCAGGCCAAAGCACCGGCTTCAAGGCGGGTCAGAACCGCATTGCCGCCGATGCCGTCAAGCTGCTTTCCGATTGCGGTCTGGATGTTCCGCTTGTCGCGCAGGTCTTCGTAAAACTGCCGGACCTCGTTCAGCTCATCACCAACGACTTCCATGAGGGCGTCGATGACGGGTTTGTCTTTAAACTGCTCCACAAGATCATCCCGGAGCTTCTGGATGTAATCAACCATCCATGACCACCTCGATTCTGTTTTCGTCGGTGACGGCCCGCTCCCGTGCCGAAATGGACACGCTGCGTTGGGTGTAGCCGGTGGGCATATCGCCGTCATTCGGCGTTGCAAACAGCCATACGTCGATGTAGTCGATGCCAGACACCTGCAAGTTGAACTTCTGCGGGATGACGTTCTCCCCCGCCTCCAAAGCGCCCATCTTCTCCAAGATTTGCTCTTTGACAAGCTCGACATAGTTGGCAGGCGGATTTGTGTTCGGACTCAGGGTGACGCCAACCTTGAACCAGACCTTGACGTACGTCGGGCGGTTGAAGCGCACCACGATGTCCTCCCCATAAACGCCGTGCAGGGTGGTTTCTACACTGCCGAAAGTGTTGATGCCGCCCGCCTTTGTGTTCAGGATTTGCTGGGCAATTTCTGTTGCGTCACCGCCCTCGACTACGACCTCGATGCTGTGCGGCCACCGGCCGGCAGAATCGACTTCATTTGTGCAGTTTTCATAGGGAGCTACGCTCACCACACCCTGCACATTCTTCAGGATGGCGCTCTTGATGCTTTCCAGCATGGCAGACGAGCGGTTGTAGATTTTGTTCGTGTAGGACTTTCTGAACTCCACATCACTCTCTGCAAGCTGACCGGCAACATAGCTTCCCACGTTGACCACGGACTCCATGCCCGGAACAGCTTTCGTGATCTTCGTGATTACGCCGTTCGGAATGAAGATGTCGCCCGGCTCGGCAGTCTCAAATGTGACGATGCTGCCCACAGAAGCAGTGGTCAGGTTTTCTGACAGGACCAGCGTATTGGAGCTGGTTTCATCGACCGCCTCGATCACGATGGTGTCGTTGATGACCGTCACATGGAAGTCCTTATCCGTGATGGCTGTTCCCAGAGCCTCTAGGGCTTCGCTGGTGCTTTGTTTTGGGTCAGGGGTGATGGTGTATAGGTTTCCGTTAAGAGCCACCCCAAGGGCCGTTGTAGCCGCCGGTGATGCAAGGATAACGGTGGCCTTGTTGAAGGATGCTCTCGTGATCTCTGCGTCTGCGCTGGAAACAAGGTTCGTGGCCGGGCTGGTGTCGGATGCAATCGACGTGCCGACCGGAATAGCCGTACCGTCCACGCCGGTACAGAGGATGCTGTAGTAGGACTTTGCAGCCATTCCGCGCGTGGAGCCGCCGAACTGCGCTGCATAGTCAAGGCTCACTCCGGTCGCGCTGGAAACGTACTCCGAGTGATACACATCCACGCCAAATTCCCACAGCTCTGCGATTTCATCTGCTACATTGGTCAGCAGGTGATTCAGCAAAGACTGTGGGTTCTGGCGGGTGTTCACGCCGAGGCGGGCCGACATTCGTTCGTGCATATCATCGAGGATTGCATCCAGACGTTTCGGGTTAGGTCCCTGCGGTGTTAAGCCATATTTTGCCACGGTATTCTGATCTCCTCTCTGAACCTGTCTTCGTCCGTAGTAAACGAGATCGCAACGGACGCACTGCGGTTCTTTTTGTCAATGTCAAACGAAATATCCGTCACATCCTTCACTCCATCGACAGACATCACGGTTTCCCGGATAAGATGCCGGAGTTTGGACTCATTCGGATTTTTGACCAGCAGGTTCTCAAAGTACGGAAAGCCGAGCGAAGGCATCAGCCGCCACTCTCCAAAGAACCAGAGCAAACGAATACGGACAGCCTGTACGATGCTGTCCGTAGCTGAAATGTCGCCTGCCGCCGAGAGTTCTAAGTCCCCGGTGGCATCGAGCTTCAGGTCTATCACGCTTTTCCCTCCTTTACTGCGGCTTCCCGGTCATGCCGCCGCTGTCGCCCCTGTGGACGTGGTTTGCAAGGCTGATACTGCCGTTGGATGCCTTGACATCATCCCTTGCGGTGATGCCACCCTTGACCGTGAGCTTTCCGGTGATGTCCACGCCGTCGGGTGAAATTGCCAGCACCGTGCCGCCGACTGTGATCTGCACAAGGCTCGGCTCCACTTTGACCTTGGCCGAACCGAGAGTCAGTTCTGCGGTCTTGGGCGTGATCTTGGCTTTTGTGTCGCCTGCGGCAATGGCTACGGCATCCTCATCACAGGCCAGCTTCATGGTGCTGTTACCGCCAGATGTGAGGTTTGGAATGGCAATGGCGTTGGTCAAGTCGAACTTCAGTTTGGTGTCAGTTTCCTTGCCGTACATCCAGTAATCGAGCGCCTGCTCACTGAAAACCAGCAGGCATCCATCGCCTTTCTTGATGGGCCATGCAATGGTGACGTTTTTGCTCTGCGGGAACATGACCGGGACGCCTGAGATTTCTGGAAAGTCCATCGTGCTGCCATCGGGCTTTGTGAACTTTGCTTTCGGTAACACGGTGGCGACGCCCTTGCCCGGGTCGTAGCTTTTTATCTCGCCCGGCAGAGCCGTGTGCATATCCTCCGTCGCGCTGCGGGCGCTTTTATTGATTTGGTCAACAAACTCCTGCATCATTTTTGCTTCACCTCCAGCAGGCGGGCCGTGCAGCTCCATGAACCTTCCATATTGTCGCCCTCAATCCGCACCGAGTAGACCCGGAAATAGCCCTTGACTACTTTGCTGTTCAGGTACACATAATCGTCCAGTCCGATTGCGGCGTTCATCAGGTACTCCACGTCCCAGCCGTAGCTGTACCCCTTGTCCTCATTGGAGATTTGGACACGCTCTGGGAGGCCCAGCAGGCCCTTTTCTGCCGAAAGCTCATACACCTCGCGGCTCATCGTATCGCCCGGCTTTTTGACCTGTAAGACGCCGTTGTTGATGCTCCACGTCAATCCGCTGGTTTCGCAGGCTTTCGTCAGCACATTTCTTGCCGGGCCAACATAGCTGTAGCCATTCGGGATGTCCTTGAACTCTGCGTTGTAGGAGAAAGAAACCGTCACGCCCATCTGATCTGCGGTGTCCTGAATCAGGGTCTTGCAGTTCACAGCCCCGGAATAACTGACGGAAATGTAGGTGTCACGGACTTCAATGCGGTTATCCACCAGCTCGATCTCCGTTGACCTGTCTGCTCCGTCAGCCTTTGTCGTGGCAAATGTGACCACGCCGGTGAAGATGAGCGGACGTGTATCGCCATACCCTGCATGGAGTACGACCACGCAGTCGTTTTTTCTCAGTTCTGCAAGGTGTTCGTCGCTCAGATTCCAGATAGTCACTTTGGCCGTATTCTGGCTGTTGGTGTCGGCCTTTTCTACCGAAAACGAAATGTGCAGCGGTCGCTTGCCGCTGCCAATTTCAAACCCGGTCGAGCCTGCCTTGCCCGCCGCCAGCCGGTACTGCCTGTCGAAATTTTCCACGGCATTCTCCCCTTTCGATGGCAACAAAAAAGGCTGCGTTTCCGCAGCCCTGAAGGTTTCCTCTTACTTCGCCTTGCTGAGTTCCTTCTTCAGCAAAACGCATTCCAAAATGATATTGTCCAGACGCTCAATGAGCGCCCCTCCACCTGCTTGCATCGGTTCCCGCTTAAAGACTTCAGGTTCCTGCTTGAGACTTTGGGGAGGTTCCGTCGGTTCTTGCTGTGCCGGCTTTTTATTCCATGCCGGATACGTTCTGGCGACTTCCTCTCCCATTTCCTGCGTTTTCGGTATCACTTCGTCTTCCAGCCAGCGAATCGCTGCATAGGGCGCCGGTCTGCGGCACAGGAGCTTCACAGCGTTTTCCGCAGAAAAACAGGTAAAATCGCATCGACCACGCCGCATACCATTGTCCCAAGGAACCTTCCTCAAGACAGATTCAATACGGTTCACGCCCTGATTGCCACCGGTGACGGCTTTTCTCGGCTGTTCATAGCCCGCGATTGCCGCGAGGTCCGGCCCACAGAAGAACGGGGTTCCGTCCGGGTCAAAGACGACCCGCAATTCCTGCCGTTCCGGCGTGGTGAAAATCACGCAGTTGTCACGCATTCCGATCACCTCCATAGAAGCAGCTCCGCAGCCCCTTGTTGCGGGCATCGAAGATTTCTCGAAGAATCACAACGGCGCGTTCCGCCTGCTCAAGTTTGCCATCTGCAAGGTTGCTGTCCACCATGTCGATGGCGACACCGACATCGCCCATACGGATGACCTCGCGCTCAAGGTCCATAGCACTCATATCAGCACACTCCTTTATCTTGCAAGAAGCCCGCTGACATGATATAATCGTGTCAACGGAACTTCTCAGGATTGTTCCGGGCAAGATGTAGGAACCAGCGGTGCTTTGTGAGGGCGAGCCGCTGGTTCTTTTTTTGTTTGCCCGGTTCACATCTTCATTCTAACTTACCGTTCTGGTAATGCAATGAAAGTGACCAATGATATGAGCGTTTTGCGAAAGTTTCCCGTTTTGGTCAGTCCAAGGACTGTCCGGCGGACAATCCAACGGATTCCATGTAAAATCGGCCATTTTGAGCGACATTCATCCCAAAACCTCTGAAAAGCCTCTGATTAAACCCGGACTTTACCAGTAAAAGTATATGGAAATTTGTCTGGAACTTTCTGAGAACGAATTGTCAAACCCGCCATCGAAGATTTGTTCAAAATGAGAATTGATTTTACTGGATGATTTGTTCCAGCATCATGCCGGGACAAATACAAAACGAGCCGTCCCATCGGCAAAATCCTGCCGACCGACGCTCTCCTTTTCGGTCAGGACAGCGAAGATGCCGCTGGGCATATCCTCCCGGCCGAACAGCAGGTTGAGCGGAAACTGCGGGACCATCTTGACACCGAGCAGCAGTGGCGTTCCGAGTGAATCCATCACTCCGAGCATCCAGTAGCCGCCTGTGTCATTCCATGTGAATCGCAGTTGATACAGCCTGCTTTGGAGGGAAACTTTGACAACGCTGTCGTTCATGTCCGGGACTTCGATGACGAAGTAGTCCACGAACGCCCTCCTTATCCCAGCAAGCCGAAACTGCTGGCAGCGTTATAGAGAACGGAACCTCTGCTAGAGCTGAACGAAGAACCTGATGCAGAGGAGCCGCCGGACGAGCTGCTTCCTGCCGTACTTGCGGCGGTGGTGCTTGCTTTTCCAGCGGCTTTTGCTGTTTTGCCCGACTTGCCGTAGCTGGCCGGGATTTCTGCGGTGGCTGTTTCCGTCACCTCGATCTTCTTGAAGGCTATCGGAATCTCACGGGCGTAGCCGACCTCCACAGACTTCTTGATGTTCATGCTTGTAATCACCATGTTGGAATACACGCAGTCAGTGGTCGTGACTTCGAGAATCTTCTTGGCGAAATACAGGTCCTTCAGCCGACGAACAACGCCCTCCGTCTTTCCGGGGCCGGAGCCTGTACGCTCCCTCCATGTCACCGGCGTATCGGTCACATAGAGCGTCATATTCAGGGTGTCGGCCTTCAGAACGATGGTGTCGCTTACACTGAAGCCCTTTTCGGTCGGGTACTCAGGCACATCCGCTTCATAGCCTTCTTCGGAGTCGATCAGGGCATCAAACTCGATGTCATCGACGCTGACGGGCTGTTTTGCTCTTGCCATGTACTCTCACCTACTTTGCAAATGCCAGCGCACGGGCCATCTCGCCGGTAGCATCGCCTGCGGCCTTATCCATAGCCTCAGAACTCTTTTGCTGCCCGGCGCGGTCGCCGTTGAACTGGTTGTTGATGTTTACGTTCTGGGTCACAGTGCGTCCACCGGTCGTTCTGCCGGTTGCGCCCCGCCCGGTAGCTTTGGAAACCACATTGGCCTTGGCGATGACCGACATTTCGCCGGTCATGCCTTCCAGTGCATCCTTCACCTTCTTCTTGCCGGAAGTGATGCCCGATGCCATCAGGTCGATCATGTCCGGCATATAGGTGTGGAAGTCGCTCAGGGGGCCATCCTCCGGCTCCGAGAAGCCGAGGAACGACTTGATCTTATCGGCTACGCCTTTTACAGCCTCGCCTACACGACCTACCGCAGACTGGATGCCTGATACGATGCCGTCGATGATGTCGGAGCCCCACTTCAGGGCTTCAGCCGGGAGAGATGTTATCCAGTCAATGGCCGCTTGGATGCCTGTCACAATGGCATCGCGGACGTTGCCAATCGTAGTCTTGATGCCTTCCAGCAGATTGCCTGCTGCCTCACGAATCTTGTCCCAGTTCTTCCACAGCAAAACGCCGATTGCGATTGCAGCGGCGATTGCCAGAATGACCGGGCCGAAGGCGCTGGCAAGAACAGAGATTACTGCACCGACTACCTTGATAACGGTGATGATGCTCTTTACAACAACAAAGGCCAGCTTAATAACGGAAATGACCGCTTTCACAACAGAAATAACGGTTGTAATCACGCCAAAGATAGCTGAGATGCCCTTGACAGCGGCTATGACAGCCACCACGCCCACGGCAATTCTGCCGATGGATTCACCGATGTCTGTCCATTTTTTCTTATCAACCTTCCCGCTCGACAATTCCTTGAAGAACTGAGCGATACCGGGGGCTACCTTGGCTACGGCTTGCTGTATCTCCTCAAGCGCCACCACCGCCGCAGTTCGGATGCCCTCAAATATGGGGACAACCACATTACGGATGCCTTCGCCGATGTAGCCGATGGCCTGCTTGATCTTCGCCCATACTCCGACGATGTTCTGGCGCAGCTTTTCGCAGTCTACGCCAGCTCGTTCGAGCATGGTTCCGAGCAGGCTTTTGTCGCCCCGCATGAACGAGATGAAGTCCTCAATCACGAGGGCCAGCAACAGGAAGACCGCAAAAAAGGCCAGCGCCTTTCCGTGGCCCAGCCCTATTGCCCGCGCCAGCTTCGTAAAGCCGGTTATGGCCGCTCCGATTTTCTTGAGGTTCATCGCCATGAGCATGGCAGTGAACGCCGCAGCCAGAACAGACAGCACACGCTGTGAGCCGCCCAGCTTATCCGTAAGGTCGGTGAGCTTCTGGAGCCAGTCACGAATCATCGTCAGGCCCTTTGCACCAATGCCCAGAATCTTCTGATAGGTCGGCAGGAAGAACTGGCCGACGATCGTTTTGATTTCCTTCAGCTTGGCGATGTACCGCTTTTTGGTGCTTTCGTAGCTGTCGAGACTGCGCTGGCAGTCGCCAATGGCATCCGGGCTTTGCTGGAGGATGGCCTGATAGTTGACCTGCATCTTCGTGAGCTGGTCCAGCTTATCGTAGGTTCCTTTCAGCCCCAGCGTAGCCATCGCCTGCGCTCTGGTGCTGTCGTTCAGGACCGCACCCAGCGTCTTGGCGGCTTCAGACTCGCCCATAACAGCCTTCGTCATGGCGTTTACGGACGCTGTTTCGTCCATGTTACCAAACGAGGCAAGGTCGAGGGCCAGCGAGGTCATCTGCTCGGCCATTTCAGCGCCAGCCTGGCGGGTCATGCCAAAGCCGACAAGCAAGTTCTGCTGATCGGCAAGGTAGGTCTTGATGTCGTTTTTGTTGCGGCCAATGGCATCGGAGTATTCCTGCGCCCATTTATCGACTTCATTCCGCATATCGCCGAAGACAACATCGAACTTGTTCTGCATCTCTTCAATGGAGGATGCCACCTCAACGCAGCCATCAATGGCGCTCTTGATGCCCGCGACGGACAGCGTAATACCGACCGCGCCGAGGACTTTAGAGGCCATCGACTTCAGCGACTTGATGCTGCCCTCTACCTTCTGCTCGGAGGATTGATCGACCTTGTAGCCAAACAGGATGCCGATGTCGCGTATGGTCATACTGGTCAGCTCACCTCCTTAGCCATATCCTCTACCCGGCCGGCTTCCACGTCCTGCTCCATGCGGTACAGTGCATAGAGCTTCAGAGCTTCGTCCAGCGTATAGCAGTTCTTCAGCTCCCACATGGATGCCAGCCGAGCCTTGATGAGGATATACATTCTCAGCTCAAGCTCTGTGAAACCGCTGAGGTCGAGGTCGCCGTAGCGTTCCGGGCCTGAGCCATCGTCCTCTCCGCCCACTCGGCGACTTTGCCAAATCGGTCGCCGAGCTTCTTGAAAAAACCGTTGTAGTTGGTGCGGATGACCTCAAACGCCAGAATAAACATATCCTGCACATCGGTACAGAACACCTCGTTGGCGAGGTCTTCCGTAAGCAGGCGCGCCTTTTCGCCCGGCTGCTCCACCGAGATGTTGCTGCCCGCGATCAGCAGGTGCTTCAGGATTTTCTCAACCTTATCGCCATCGAGCGAAGAGAAAGCCCCCGCAATCGCGGGAGCTGCATCCTCCACCTTGATGTCGAGCAGACCATTGCCCTCCTTTTCCGTGTCCACGGCGGACAGCAGCGGCGCAAGGCCAGACACGAGCGGCAGAACGAGCGCTGCCAGTTCGCCGGTCATGTTTGCTGCTTTGAACGCCGGGAGCGGACGGATGTAGAAGATGTTCTCGCCCACGTTTACTTCGCGGGTTTCGAGCTGCTTCAGATTATTCATCAGCGTCCTCCTTACTCTTTCAGGGTTGCATCGCCGGTGTCAAGCTCCCACTCGCGGTTGTTGGTTTCCTTGCCGCGAGTGACCGGGGCTTTCTTTACGCACCATGCGGCTTCCGTGCTGAACACCAAACCGCCCTTCAGGTCCTTAATCAGAATCGGGAACAGGCCGTTGCCGGTGTCGCGGTCGAGATCAACCATGCCGGAGAAGTACGAATTACTGTCGCTGGTCTGCAACAGGGTGAGCTTGACTTTGTAGGTGTTATCCGGCGAAATCGAGCGGGCAATTTCACCATCACAGCCGGTCTTCTTGGTGATGCCGTCTCCGTTCGGCTCAATGCTGATGAAGCTGTCATCCGCATAGCCGGTGACGATGTGCGTACCACAGGTGACGATAACTTCCTTCGGGTTGTAGGTCTTAATCTTGCTGGACATTTATTTTCCCTCCCTTACAGGTTCTCGTAGGTCAGGCAACCCTTGATTTCCACCACATGGATAGCGCCAGCAATGCGGGCCGAGAACTTGCAGTCCTTCAGAATGCGGGATGCTTTCTGCACGCTGGTCAGGTCTGCCGCCAGCGGCACAGACGTGGTATAGCCCGGAATGGCATTGCCGTCTGCATCATACTCCGTGGGAGCGATGCCGCCGTACTTCTGGCCGTCCTTCAGGGATGCGAGCATCTGGTTCTCAACAAGGCCGATGCCGTTGTCGGTGTAAGGAATCTTCGGGTTGACGATGAGCAGGTTCACGACACGAACCTGCATATCGTTCTGGAGCCAGTCGCGGAAGCGGATAACATCAATCCACTCACCGCCGCCGGTCTTGCCGCCCTGCGTGATATTCTTGGATGCCACGGTAATGACGTAGTTGAAATTTGCAGCCTCCAGTTTCTTGATAAACGTGCTGGTCAGCTTTGCAGGAGAAACGGTCGCAAGCGGCATCAGTGCCCACGTTTCCTGACCGGCGTGGTAGTTCATCGCCTTGACGGCCGCAGCTACAGCCATGCCGTACAGGTTCTCAGCCGGGATGTCGTTCTCCAACTGGTCGGCCGTTTCTTTCGGGAAGAACGGGAAGCTGCGCAGATAAAGGCCGGCATCCACAATGGGTTTATCCGGATCCTTGTCGATGTAGCCGCACAGCTTGTTCTGGGTTTCGGTCCACTGGATGATTTCCTTGACCTTTTCATCCGCCAGACCGACCGGGCAGATGCAGTACCAGCCATTGACGGCCAGCGCGTTCTCCAGAACCGCGCTTACGGTCTGCAATGCAGGGTCTTCACTCTCTTTGTCCACGATGTCGCCCATAAAGGCAACATAGACCTCATGGGGTCTGGGAGACTGCGAAAAAGCCACCCGTGCAGCCACGCCAACAGGGTCGGCGCGTTCACCGGTGGCAACGATGCCCAGCGCCGTCAGTTCCTCCAGACTGTTGTACACGCCAACGGCAGGTACATCTTCAGTCGGATTTGCGGGTGCCGGACCCAGAATCAGGATATTGTCGAAGTTGGCATCGTTGGAGATGGGGGACGCCAGCGAAATGTCCACGGTACAAATCCTATCGAGGTTGTTGCTCATGTGTCATCTTCCTCCTTTACGAGTCGGTTGTTTATCTCGGCGTTCGTGAAATATTCGCCCTCATGGGCAGTCATTTCCGAACTACCACCGCCGCTGGGTGTCGGGGTCACCTGCGGCTCGATCTCGATGACATCATCAGCTTGGATGTCATCTTCGCCACCAGAATGCTTCACGCTGTCGATGTCCAGCGTTCCAGTAAAACCGATGGCGGTCATGGTGAAATACACAGCGATTTCCAGCATTGCTCGGAACTCGTAGTTGGTATCATGCACCAAATCGGTCAAATCCTGAACCGCCGTGGGAACGACAATGGCGATGTCATGCTGGTGACACCACTGCGTTACGAACGGCGAGTTCAGAAAGCTCTCAAAGGCCAGCATATCATCCTCAGCCGTGTTTTCGGCAATGGGGGTGAACCCCGGTGCAATTTCTTCCTGCCTGCCATGAGTGAACAGGTCAATCTGCACAGGAACAGATGCAGGATAAAAGGCTACCGGTGTGCCTTCAATGATTTTGACCGGCGGGTTTCTCGACCGGTTGACGGAGCCGGTGGTCAGCGTGACCAGCGGACTGCCGGGCTTTGCTACAAAGCTCTGCTTGGCATACGTCACGGTTGCTTCAGCAAAGTACGTTTGGGTGAGCTGCACAAGCAGCTTCTTCAGTTCAGAAAACGTCATACGCAGCAATACCCACCTTTCCCATCTGCTCGGATTTCAGGGCGCGGCATACGGTTGGCCTCTGCTGCTGAAACCTGAACAAACTCGCTGCGGCAGTGACCCACCATCGTGTGGTCCCACCCCAGCGAGCTGACACATTCATACCAGTGTCCTTCCGGGTCCATCCGCCCCTGATAGAAAAGCCAGTCGGCTCTGCGGCCGGCAGAGCGGTCTGCGGTATGGAAAACGAGATCACCGAAAGCCTTCATGCGCTTTACGGTGTTCTCACCTTCCGGGAGTGCCTGAAGCTCATCCTTGGAGAGCGGCTGAACATTCAGGGACGCAATGAAGTCTTTATACCCGGAAACCCCATAGCCATCGACAATGTTCTCCTCTCCGAAGCGACGCACAACAAAAGCTCTGCGGAAAATGCCCAGACCCATATCAACCACTTCCCTTCTTGCGAATGACGTATTTGACAGACTGCCGCATCTTGCCGGTATCAATCAGCGGCTTGTCCGATTTTTTCCTGCGGATGGTGGAGGGAGCGTTCGGCTCGTAGCTGCCACTCTCGATTTTCTCTTGAACTAAACCAACGCCAAACACGCCGATTTGCTTCAGGCTTTGCTCGGCCGTTCCGCCCGCAGTAATGGACTTTAGCTGCTGGGCGCACATGGCGTTGATGGGGTCGGCGTTCTCATCAACGCTCTTGCGCAGGAACGGCCGGGAGGGCGCGGTCGAGGTTCCCAGTTCGTTCCACATGGCGATTTGCGCCATATCAACGCCCCGGTCATCCGCGACCTTGCCCGCTTGGAAGCCTACAAAGACCTCCTTGTCCTGAAGCTCATCAATTTGGCGAAAGAACTTTTCCCCTTCCGGGGTCAGCCGGTCCCACCCGCCAGTCATCGGCACTCACCCGCTGAGTGAATCGAGATCACGACCAGCCGCCGCAGCGTCAAATACTCCAGACCATAGGGAGTCAGCGCCAGTTCGGCATCTGCCATCAGGTTGGTTCCCTGATTTACGTTGAAGCTGACAGACGTTTCGCCTTCAGTGTAGCTTCCAACGCGCAGAGCGTCACCTACGCTTCCGTACTGGTTGTCGCCATAGCCTGCCATTTTCAGGCGATGTGCCGTCAGGAGTGCGATGGCTTGGTCATACAGCTTCCCGAACACCTTCTTGCTGATGAGCGGCGCTGTGAGGTTCAGCCATGCCTCAACAGTCTCATCGTTCAGCACGTCGAACTCGGTGGCAACCAGCCTGAAAATTCTGACGGCATCTTCCATGACTTATTTCTCCTTCGCAGCAGTGCGGCTCTTGACCTCGGACAGGTTTCCCTGCCCGATGAAGAACTTCACGATCTCGTTGTCATCATAGCCGGTGACTTCCTTGGCTTCACCCGGCAGGATCACGGTAGCGCCGACGCTGATGATTTTGTTTCCGATATTCTTCAGTTTCATATCATGGCTCCTTTACAAAAAGATAGGAGCCGCCGCATAAACACACGGCAGCTCCACGGGTGAATCAGCAGATGCCAGTAGCAATCAGCATGGACATGGGGTAGTAGATGATAGCGCCTGCGGTGCGGGCCTCGCAGGGAACGACCATCTCCAGACCTTCAGGCTGAACCGGGTACTGCATGAAGGACAGCGGGTTCTCGATGGTGAACTTGCGGGGGTCGTTCTTGAACAGCAGCGCAACGCCCTTGCCATCGCTTTCTGCCGCATACGGGTTGGTGTCCACGCTGTCGGGGTCCAGCTCCGGGCAGGAGACGATGCGGGCAATATCCGTGATATTATCCTGAATGTACTTCAGCACGGTGGTCGCAGTGCTTTCGATACGGCGGTTCTGAATCTCGATATACGCCTCGGACGGCAGGGCCAGAGTGTCCGGCTTCTCCACCTTCTTGGTGGTGCGGGCGACCTGCTTCAGCATACCGGTGATGTCGGCCAGAATCTCGTCCTCAGTCTTGTCGGCCCATTTGGTAGAACCCTTTGCGCCGGTTGCAGGGACGTACAGCGGCACATCGTTGTCCTTGGACAGAACGCCGCGCAGGCCGGTCTCGGCATCGCCATTCCACGCGATCTTGTTGTTCAGGTAGTCGATCTGGTAGCGGGCGGACTCAGCCTTGCGGGCATCCAGCGACTTGCCTGCCATAGCAGAGGCACGCATTTCCTGAATGGAGTAGCCGTAGCTGTCACCCAGAGACTTGATGATGGCGGTGGTGGGCTTACCCTTCACATCAGCACGGGGCAGGTCGGTGGCGTAGTTGCTGATAATCTTCGCCATGCCGGTCTTATCGTAGCTGTAGTAAGTGACGGTCTCGGCACCGGGGTTGATTTCGCTGGAGACCGGGAACAGCTTCAGCGCGGTGAACTCCGGGTACTCCACATCGTAGGACTGAGACTTGACGTAATCCAGCTCGCGGGCGAAGAACACGGAGGCATCGCTGGCATCATCGAAGTTCATCTGCGGAGTTTCGACCAGAGCGGCCGGAATCTTGGAGTGCAGCAGAGCGTCGTAGTCGTTCTGGTCGTATCTCATGGATTTCTGGTTAGTGTTCATCTGATTTTGTCCTCCTTCTCTCAGACAGTAGGCTTGGCATCGTCGGTGGATGCAGCGTGACCGTCAGCGCCACTCGCGGCAGGAACGCCGTACAGCTCCACCGGCGCAACGCCATTGCTGGCCGCACCGATGAAACGACCGGGAATTGCGATGCCGCCCTCCTTTGCGAAGCAGCCTGCCTCATCGCCTTCCACGATCATGTGCAGGGCATCACCATAGGCGGGTGCAGCGCCGGTTGCCAGACGCACCCAAACGCGGCCACGGCGCATAACGCCAACAGTCTGGTTGTTCAGGACGTAGAGCTTACCCTCCAAATCCTGCTGGCGGTCGAAGCCGTTGATGACAACGCCCTCGAAGTTATCAGCAGTGCTTGCACTGGTCGGCAGCGCAACGCCGCTGCCCGGAACCTTGCCGGTGACAACGCCGACACCGAAATGCAGCTTGCCGGTCGCCTCCTCGTTGAAACGGGAGTCCACCGGGTAGTGAAACATATCGTAGATGCCGCCTGCAACACCCTTGCTGGTTGCATAGCTGTAGGTTTTCTGAACGCCCATCTTACTTTTCCTCCTTCTTCATTCTGCGGTCGATCATGCGCTGGCGAGCCTCAGAAGCGGAGCCAGTCTGCTTCACAGGGGGCTTGCCATCGCCGTGCATCATCTGGGAACGCTGATAGTTGGTGTCCTTGCGCCCCTTCATCTCGGAAACGGCCATGTCAAACGCTGCGTTGACGTAGGCGGCGCTCTTGCCGTCCAGATGCAGGGTGGGCTTCAGCTTTCCCAGAACGGCCTTCTTGGCATCCTTGACGCTCATTGCCTCCAGACCATCCATATTCAGGCGGTCGCCGACACGGACAACGCGCAGCAGCTCACGGAAGTCATTGGCGGAATCTGCGCGGTCTTTCTTATCCTGTGCGGTGTCGCCGCCTTCATCAGCGTTGCCTTCAGCGCCCTCGCCGTCGCCATCGGTCTGAGTGTTGCCGCAGTCGCCCTCAGCGCCGTCAGTGGTCGTGCCAGCAGCTTTCAGAACGTCGATAACTCCCAGCAGGGTGTCGATGTCCTCGTCCTGCTGCGCGATCACGCCCATTGCGCCGGGCATATCTGCCGGGTCGCCCTCAGAATCGCGGCGGTCACGGCGGTCTTTGACCTGCTGAACTGCATCCGGCTGTTCGCCTTCAGCAGCACCGGCGGTCTGCGCAGGCGGCTCTGCGGTAATACCGCCGTCGGCCGCAGCACCAGAACGCTCTGCACGGCGTTTCTTGAACGCCTCCACAGCAGCGGCCAGCTCCTCCGGGGTGGGAGCGCCATCAGTTCTCTTGGTGGTGTTTTCCATGTTCAGTTTTTCTCCTTTCATGCAGTCGTGGCCCTGCCCATCAATGTTGAGCCGGGCCTGTTCACCAGCCCTCGCCTTATCGACAAGAGCAAGATGGTTGATTTCGATGTCCCGCTGAATGGCATCATAGGGTTGCCCCTCCCAGACACCGGGCGTTTCGTCCAGACGCAGGTTGTAGCCGCAGGACAGCTCACGCATTTTGTACTTTTTCAGGCTGTCGGTGTCGTGGATGATGATTTCTGCACGGACATCATCGCCGTCCCGGTAGCCCTCCGACAAAATCGTGCCGATGCTCTCCTCTTTCACGTTGTCTGTGTCAACGTAGCCAGCATCATGCGTTACGATGATGGGCTTTCCCTTGTAGGACGCAAGGCTCTTTTCAGCAAAGACTTCTTCAGGCAACCGCAGCTCCCGGCGCTCGGAACCGTCCGGGTTGTGATAAACAAAAATGCCCACCGATGTCACGATGGGGTGGTCTACAAGGTAGCCCTCATCTGTGAAATAGGTGGCATCCAGCGGCAGGCTGTCAAAGCGCTGAACCTTCATATCGTTTTCCATGTTGAACAACTCCCCTCTCAGGTCTTACAGGATGGTTTCATCCACGGCCATCGCCCCCTTTCGTGACCGGCAGGTCAACGGTTTTGATGCTGAAGACCGGCAGTGCGCAGCAGCGGCACTGGTAGTCTTTGCCGGGGTGACAGCGTCGCCCGGTCTTTTCATCGACCACCGGCGGGTCATCCCAGCGGAACCGCTTGTGGTTCAGCGCAGCATGGCTTGGGCGGACGCGGCTATCGCCAGAGGTTGACCAGACGTACTCCACCACGCCTGCGTCCTGCTGTTGCTGCTGGGTGATGTCACCGTTCAGCTTGGCGATCTGGTCGCGGGCAAGCAGTTGGGCGTGCCGCCGGTCTACGCTGTACGTCCGCTGAATCTGCTTGACGATGGTCGTCGTGGTTTCGCCGTTCCGATAGCCCTCCAGTGCAATCTGGCGCATACGCCCCAGACTTTCCTGCGGGATGGTCTTGATGAGCGCCACGTTATCCTCGACCCAGCGTTCCATCATCGTTCTGTACAGCTCGCCGGTGTAGTAGTCATCCATCAGGTCGATGCCCAGCGTGGACTTGACGGCTTTCTTCCACTCCCGGATGCTCAACTTCCGCGTGAGCTTTGCCATAGACTCGATCTTGCTGTGCAGGCCAAACATAGAGGTGCGCCGCTCCAGCTCCACGGTCATCTTGGAGAAAACCGTTTTGACCTTTGCAATCAGGTCTGAAGCGTCATCATGGCGCTGACCAGCTTCACGCTCTGCGCGGGCCGCGTCCCTGATCTCCGGCAGATACTCCTTCAGCAGTTCGTTCAAGATACGGATGTAGGCATTGGTGAGCCGCTGGAACTCGCGTTCCGCCTGCACAGGGTACTTGGATGAATATTTGCATATCAGGTTATCGTGACTGCCGAAGCGGTGGCGGAGCAGGTCTTGTACCATGTGTCCGTGGACGGTATCATTCACTGTTTTCGCCTCCTTTTCTGGTTCTGAACAGCAAAAAAGCGGCGATTTGCACCGCCGCAGTTGAGATTATGGCTTAATGCCCTCTGAGAACTTCTGATGAGTGCCGGGAAACGTCCCAAATGTGCTTGTGGGATAATTTTGTGTCAGATGATTGAAAGCCGCTGGATGGCTTTATTTGCGGCAGTTGCAAAAAGCCCCTGCCTGATGCTCGGCCCCGCGCCTGCACCGTTGGCAAATTTGAACGAAGTGAAAATTTGACAACAGGTTACGGTTTGGTTGGGTAAGGTACGGTTATAGTCGGACGCTCCGCCGGATTGTCCGGTGGACGTTCCTGCGGATTTTTGCCCGTTTTCGGTCATTTTTGAATATTTATCCAAAAACAGGTGGATATATTCAAAAAACAGCCAATTCTGGGCTTTGCGTTTTCCGACCATTTCGGTGATTGCGGTGGAAAAGCGGCTCTTTTCCGGTTTACAATCGCCATGACTCCGGTTTACAATGCGGTGAACTGCGGTAAAACAGGCGGTTCCTTACACAGTAGGCGGAAGGTTTCACGGCCCTTTGGGGTGATGAGCGTCTGGGTCCCGGCCCAATCATTGTGCCGACCCTTGCCCTCCTTCACCTCGAACAGACCGTTGTTCTTTGCCGCATACGGCATCAGCTTGTTCTTCTGGTCACGGTAGACGTACTTGTGGTCGAGCAGCCAGCCGATGAAGTCCTTCTCCTTGATGCCCAGCTCCTTGGCGGTTTCGCGGAAGTTGGTCAGCAGGTTCCGGGCCACCAGCTCGTCAAAATACTCAGCCTTCGGCTGCATGATCTGGTTCTGCGCCGTCAGCTCCTTGATGCGGGCATCGCGGTCGGTCAGGGTCTTCTGCGCCACCAGCAGGGCCTTTGCCATAAGCTCCTGCGGGGAAAGTTCCTCCTGCCCGGCAATGTAGCCGCCGTTCTTGCGGATGCTGGGCAGCACCACAGCTGTGACCCATTTACGGAATGGCTTGGCTTCCGGCTTATCGCTGCGCAGGATGACGTTGTACAAGCCGGACTCGTTGATAATCCAACTCTCCTGTGCTCCGCCGGGGGTCGTAATCTGAGTACGCCCCTTTTCATCCTCTTCCAGACGGTCGGCTACTTTTTTCAACTGGGTAGAATCCATGCCCAGCACCTCGCACACGTCCTTCAGGGCGAACCACGGCTCGCCGTTGATGTTCATGGTGCGCACCAGCTTGTTTTCTTCGTACTTAAAAATCGTGACCTTGTTCATAATCTATCTCCGTTCCGTTTTGAGATGGGAAATTCGGGCAAAGAAAAAGAGCGGTGGTTTCCCATCGCTCCCTCATGCAGCATAAAAGCCGCAGACCTCACGTGAGGCTTGCGGCTCGCTGCATCAAATTATTCTGTTGTAGATACTCCAGCCCCCTGAGAGTTATCTTCGTACGGTGTCCTGCGATTTCAATATATCCAGCCTCTTCCAGCGACCGCAGAAGAGCCAGCCATCTGTTTGATGACAGCCCCAACGCACTTGATGAGATGCGGGACATATCCGGCATATCATAGTCCATCGCCTGCTCCAGATAACTCAGGATGCGGTAGATGGCTATGAAGTTGTCCATGCTCACTCCACCTGCTTTCCTGCGGCCCACGCCTCGCGGGCTTGGTTCAAGCTCATGTGGTTCTCGCAGTCCTCCTCATCAGGAAACTCCTCCTGATAACGGTCATGGAACCACTTGCAAACATCGCAGACATCGCCGTCATCGACAAGTTCGGTCTGCCCGCATACCGGGCATTTAACTGCCTTGCTCATCGTCTTCCTCCTTCAGGTCTTTTTCCCTGTTGAACTCGTAATACTTCATGGCGGCTTCAGGCCGTGCCTCGCCGGTCTTTCGGTTGCACTTGGCCTTCATGTAGGTTTTGAGCGGTCCACCGGGAACGCCGGTTGCATACTCCGTCGTTTTGGTGTTGAACCGAACGACTACGCCATCAGGCCGAGCATAACCAACAACATCACCGTCACAAGGCTGCTTCAGAAAGTCGATGCCCTTCTGCTGGTATTCCTCCTTCGTCGCACAGCCCATCTCAGCCAGCCCGTGACGGGCGGCATGATCTTCAAGCCTTGCAGAAGAAGCGAACCCTGTGCAGGGAGCATTTTCGCCTTCGGGAGATACCGCAGGCCCGCTCTCAGCAGAACCAGAGCCGCTGCCCTCATTCTCTGCGAACTGCCCGTTCTCATCCCGTGGATGGTCGGCTTCGTTGAAGTCTATCCTATCTTTCATCTTAGCATTTTGTGCATCCGATGTCAAACCGGGATTTGACGATAAAACGTCGAGCAGCGCGGTGATGCTCTGGGCAAACGGCGGGAACAGACGTTCCGGATTCTGAGCGGACAGCTCGGCCACCTTTTCGGCGGTGATGAACCCCGGAGAGGTCATCTCGCCATCAGCGCACTGGATGCTGCCGTCAAAATCCGTGCAGAGGAACACATGGGACGGGCAGTACGGCGGTTTCAGGTCGCTCAGGAAGGCTACCGGCATGAGGTCTTTCGGCGTGATGCCGAACTCCTCCTGTGTTTCGCGGATGGCTGCATCTTCCGGGGACTCCCCCGCCTCGATATGTCCACCCGGTCCACCAACAGAGCCGCCCTTCAGGCGAGTTCCGCAGAGAAACCGGCCATCCTGCACAACAAGAACGCCGACACCGCGGTCAGTGTCGGCGGCATCGGCATTGGTGGTCGGCGGAGTGGCCGTAGGTACTACGGCAGCGCTCTGTTCCTTGCCGCCCGGAGCCTGCCCCTGCTCAATGTTCTTCTGGGCGGCTTCCACGTCGCTCATGGTGCTCGGCTCAGTACCCAGCAACGACTGTAACAGATCATCCTCGTCATCCTCGGAGATGATGTCTTCGACATCAAACTCCTCATCGGACGCAAGGCGGCGGCGCACCTCGGTGGGGTCGAGCGCCTGCATATCGACGTATGCCTGCGCAGTCTGGGCCTTGACCAGAGCGGTCTGAGCCTTGGTCTGGTCAACTGCGGCCTGCTCTGTGTCGCTTAGGCTCCACAGGGGCTTGAACTCCAGTTTGTAGTCGGGTTCCTCGGCCACATCGCCTGAAGCGATGCCCGCCCGGAACACAACGTCCAGCAGTGTGCGGAGGTTACGCTTCAGCATCAAGCGCTGAATCTTCTCCACAAAGTTGTAATAGCTCTCGAAGTCACTGTCGCCGGTGGCGTTCATGCCGGCCGGTGAACGGCCAAACAGAATCGTCTGGGGGATGTTCGTCAGCGCGGACAGCATATTGCAGGTCGCGTCGATGACATCCTTGACACCGGAAAACTGGAACGTCTTGAAGTCGTACTGCTCTCCCTCGGAGTCAATGGCGATGCTGTTCAGCAGACCACGGGAAGTGTCTACAAGCTGTAGGCGCTTCAGCACTTGGTTCTCGCCGTCATCCGTGGTCAGCAGAGAGGCAAGGCCCTTCATGCTGTAGATGGCCTGCACGCTCCGCTCCAGCAGCTTCACGCTGTCGGTGTGGGCTGTTACGGTTTCCCGCAACGCCCGGCGAATGCGGACGTATTCAGGCATACCCCAGAACAGGTAGGTTGCATTGGAGGTCTGCTCCGGCAGAACGCCGTTGCGGAACACCAGACATCGGCTCTCATGGACCTTGAAGGAACCGTAGATGCTGGAAACATAGTAATATTCCGGCTGTCCGAACTTGGACACCCGGTTCCCAACGCCCTTCCCGCCGTAGTCCTGCTGGTACAGGCTGGCGTAGTCAGGCTGCACGATGGAGCGCTCATAGACGCGCAGCTCATCAATGCTACGGATATGTTCCCAGTCAACAGGCTCCTCCAGCCCGCGCCCATCGTCGATCAGCATGACGATAAGAGCACCACCGTAGAGCCGCGCCCACTTGATTGCGGTGGCGGCTCTCTCTTCCCATTCGAGATCATCCAGAGCGTCTTCCACAAAGGCGTTCAACTCGTCGCTTTTCAGGTTCAGGTCGAAGCCATGCTTCAGCGCTTCCTCGGCAGGCGTATCAATGATTTTGGAGAACAGCCCGTTGCCCTCATACAGCCCGGTGAGCTGTATATCAGGGATGACCGGCTCCCGTTCAAACTTGTACGCCTCGGAGTTGTCCTGCTTGGTTCCGTACTTGTTCAGGAGGTTCACATAGCCATCCTCACGATGCGGACGCACAGCGCCGTTCTTCCGCCGGAGGATTTCACGGCCACGCTCATTCAAGCGCCGACGCTCGGCCTCATCTTCAGGTATGTGCATTGCGCTTCCTCCTTCCTGTTAAAATTCAATGCGTCCATCCGACTCGTTCCAGATGCCAGAGGATACCACAACATCCGTCAGGGTGTTGAAGGTGACATAGTATGGATTGCCGGTAACATCAGCGCTCAGAATCAGCTCCAGCAACTTCACGCGGGCCAGCAGGTCGTTGATGCTGGATTCATGGCCATTGAGCAGGCTTTTCAGAAGCGTCCAGAACAGCAGCAGATTCCCACTGCCCAAATACTTCTCGCTGCTTGCGGTCATGTTGTTGTAAATGCCCTTGATGAGGCCATCATCCGCCTTTGCCACACTTTCCCGTGTAGCATAGCTGGTGAGGTCCACCTCGGCAGAGCCGACGATCTCAAAGATGCCGTGGATGAGCTTGTACGCTCTGTACTGCTTCCCAGCTTCACTGTTGTTCTTACGAAGGAAATAAATGGTGTCAGCGTTGGCCTCGCTGGGCGCAGGGAGAGCATCGACAGGGACGGCTTTCAGATGCCCGGCCCCGTTGACCTTTTCCTCAACATCTTCCGTCGTGGCATAGCCGGAGTCGTTCTCCAGCGCAGAGGTCTTGGTCGGAACCTCGATGTTCACGACTTTGTTGTCGGGAGGGATAGCCTGCCCATTCCTCTGGATGCTAACGATGACGTTTTCTTCCGCATTGGCAGGAGCATGAGCCGACTGTACATGATCTTCGCAGGTCTTCAGTGAATCGTTGATGTCCTTGATGATGTCTTCCATCGCAGAAGACAACGCTGCAATCTGTTCTGCCGTGTAACCCTTTGCCTTCAGAGAAGCAAGCCTAAGCGCTTCAAGCGTGTTGAGTTTGTCGCTCATGTTCGCTTTCCTTTCCAAAAATAACAGCGGCAGGAGTCCATTCCCCTGCCGCTGCATTCTTACTTATGGGTTATCAGGCGGTTGCGCCAAAGACCTCGGTCAGCATCTCAGTGACCTCAGTGTCGGTGGCGATGGTAACGACCGCGATCTCCACGCCATTGATCTTAATATTGCCTTCGGTGGTGCTGGCCTCGACCTTGGTAGCACCCTCAGCAATGCCTTCAACCTTGGTGGAGGTGGCGTCCCACTTTGCCTTATCGCCGGTAGCGATCTTGTCCAGCTCGGCCGCATTGGCGTGAGAGTGCTTCTTGCCGACGGCATCCTTGATGTTGGCGTTGGTCTGGTCGTAGGTGTCCAGCAGTGCCTTGTTGGCGTGCTCATGGGCCTTGTTCAGGGCGGTCTGTACCTCGGTCTCCAGCTTTGCCTTAGTGATTGCGCCGTCGGTGATAGATGCGGTGACCTTATGAGTCTGCTCATCAATGGCGATGACAACCATATCACCCGCAGCAGAGCCGGAGGTAACGTACTCGATCAGGCCGCCGACATCAATGTACAGGGTGTCGTTGGTGGCATTTGCCAGAACCAGCTTGATATAAGTGCCTTTGGGCTGGCCGGTGGGGTTGGTCACAACAGAGCCAGACTTAACCACCATATCCTTCGGAATGTTGATAGCCGCGCCAACGGCAACGCCATCCTTCATGAGCTGGTAGACAGCAGCATAGTCGCCGGACTTCTCAGACTTCTCCACAGTGTAGCCGGGAACCTTGATGTCCACAGCCTTATCCTCGATGCTCTGCACCACGCCGTTGACCTTAATGGTCTCCAGCACGTTGGCCTGTGCGCCAACATCTTCCAGAGCCTTAACACGAGTAGCAACAGCGTCGCTCTCAGCCTTAGCTTTCTGTGCGAGCTGCTTCAGGTGCTTCAGGCGGGCCAGCTTTTCCTCATTGTATGCCATATCGTTCATTCCTCCATATCTTTATCAGGCGTTATCGGTGGAAAATACTTCACTCAGCATTTCGCTCACCTCAGAATCGGTTGCGATGTCAACCGCCGCAGCGCCCAGCGGGGCGAGATCACCGGCGGCATTCTGGATGGTGTACGAGGTGGCAACCCCGTCCACGACCACGGAGAGGACCTGGCCGATGTAGGCGGTCGGGTTCGTCTTCGCATAGTTCTGCGCGTCAGCCATAGACGGCCACACGCAGGTGGGGTCAAGAGAAAAAGCATCCTGACGCTTCATGCTCAGGGGGAACTCCATGTTGGAGTAGGTCTTTGCGGTATTGTTCACAGCCATGTTCAGTTCCTCCCCTCTTAGCCCAGCGTTACCTTGAGGACTGCGGCGTTGCCATAAGCAACGGCAGGCTCAAAGACCCAGACGTTATAGTCCTTCGCTGCATAGCCGTTTGCGCCCTCAACGGGGACGGTGGACTTCACGAAGGTGCTGGTGACATCTGCGTTCATGGCGGTTTCGTTGATGACCTTGGTGACGCCCTTTGCGGTAGCAATGCAGGCGATGGCCACACGCTGCGTACCGGCAGGAACATTCAGGGTCAGCGTACCGGCTGCGTACGTCTTGCCGGTTTTGCCCAGTGCGCGGATGGCCGCACTGTCCAGAGCAGGCTTGCCGGTAGACGTGCCATAGAAAACATTACGGAACGGGGTGTAGGATCCGGTGTCCTTGGTCTTAGTGCCGGCCGCAATGGCCACGACAGGGCTGGATGCCGCGCCGAGATTATCCTTTGCGGTCACGCCTGCACCGTGGGTTGCAGTCACGCGGTACTTCAGGCTGGACACGGCACTGTCGCCGCCTGCATCGCCGATGATGAAGCCAGTGCCGTTGTTGTTGTCAGAGCCAGCGGTCAGGGATGCTGCATCAGCAGTAGCCACCTGCGTGGTGGCCGCATTGGTGATACGCTCAACCTTCCAGTTGGTAGCGGTAACGCCGGTGGCCGGGCCGTACTGGTAGGAGCCAGCATTCAGCGTTGCGCCAGAGTAGGCCGCAGCAGCCACCTTCGTGCCAGCTTCAACCGCGCCTGCACCGGTCAGGGAGAAAGACGCAATGGAGGGCTGGGCGGTGATGCTGGGCTGGAGCCGCTTGCTGAAAATCTCGGTCAGGGCATCCATGACGCTCTTGCCTTTGGTGGAGAAAATGGACGTGCCGTTCTGGCTCTTGGTCAGGTTGCCGACCTGCGTATAGCCACCGGCCAACGTAATGTTGTCCCGCAGGATCACCTTATCTGCATCCACGCTGCCGGTCATCGCCACCCACGCCTTGCCGTCGTAGAAGTAGGCGGACTTCTCGTAGGTAGAGTTGCCAACGGTGGTCGTGACCACGAAGACATCGCCCTTCTTGACGGCCACGTCGGTGTGCGCCTTGAAATACGCGGCGATAACCGAATCATCGGATGCAGACAGGTCTTCCTTCGTGCCTGCATACACCGTGCCGCCAATGCCGCCAGAAACGGCATTCAGCTGTTCGATGGTCGCATAGTTGCTCAGGTCAACGGTGGTATCATCCAGACGGACGACTTCCTCACCGACCTTAGCGTAAATGTCGTAGTACCCGGTGGCAGCATTCATCACCAGATACAGCACATTATCCTGCGCCTCATCGTTGGAAGGAACCTTCTCAACTTTCTCGAAGCGTGCATGAGCAGACTTTGCAATGGCGGTGGCGATGGCACTGTTGATTGCCTCGGTCGTCATGCTGTCTGCTGCATCCATCTTTCCGTCAATAACGGACTTCAGAGCAGCCGAGAGGTCAGCTTCCGAAATTTCGCTCTTCTTGGCGAGGGAACCAAGTTCGGATGCCAGCGTGTACTTCGCCAGCTCCTGCTTGACTCTCTCCGCCTGCACCTGTAACTGAGCGAGGGTTACAAGTTTGCTTGCGGATACGGGCATTTGAATACCTCCAAAATTTATTTCACAGCAGCTTCCATGCCGCTATGACAAATTAAGGCCCTCTTTCGAGGGCGAGAGGACATCAACCGAATACTTTGTCGAGCATATCGGTCACGTCCTTATCAGTGGCGACATCGTCCTCACTGACGTTCTTATCGCCGGAATCGGAGCCTCCGGGGTCGGGCTTGGGAGTGTCCGACTTGCCGAACACATTGTCCAGCATATCTTCGACTTCTTCGTCTTTTGCGACTTTCCCATCGGCGACCTGACCTTGTGCCAAATATCGCAGCAGGTCACAATCGCCGCCATCGCCGCACTTCTGAACGGTGATAGCCTGCATGATGTCCCACTTCTGCGTAGTTTTCTTCCGGCCGTCCAGCCCGAAACCGACCACGGAAACGTAGAGCTTGCCGGGCTTCAGCACATCCTTCGGGATGTAGAACGCCTCATCGGCAAACTGCACCGGGACGGGCTTGGGACAAGCGCTGCTCGTGAAGACGACGATCTTGTCCAGTTCATCCCACGAGCTGTCAAATTTGAACGCAGCCTGCACAATGTCTACGCTGCCTGCGACAAGCTGGCCTTTCAGGTCATGGGTGATTTTCTGGTCATTGACCGAGAAAATAATCAGCATTGCATTCACCTCTTTTCTTACGTTATCAGCGAACGAATATCAAACGTGTTGTCGTTGTAGTAGGCGTTCGCCTGCGAATAGCAGTCAACTTGGTCATCGTGCGCACCGCTTGGGAACGCGGCCATTTCTTCCACAAAGTCCATCACCCACGGGCAGGCAGATGCCGCTGGGATGTAGACGTTCCCAGCTTCAGCCACAGCGGTGGTCGCATGGGCGCGGACCACCTTGCCGCCAAACGGCTCCACCGGGATGATTCCGGGGATTTCTTTCTTCAGCACGTCGATGACAGCCGTGCCGTTGGCCTTGTCCTCGACCAGCTTTCTGGTGGTCTGGGGCCACTTGGAGGAAAGCCCGCGCATGGCATCCAGAGTTTCTGTGAAGCTCATGCGGCCACGCACCTGATCGAGCAGATAGCGGTCTGCGCCTTTCCTTGCCCAGACCTGTCCAACAACGAAGTCTGAACCGTCCTTGTCCTTGAAGGTGCAGTCCCACGACTGGATGAAGTCATGCAGGCCGGACGGCAGCGCCGCCCAGCGTTTCCACCACTCTCTCTTGAACATGCCGCCGCAGCTCGGTGTGGGGGTCTGCATATACAGAGAAGACCATGCGTATGTACCGACGGTCTCTTTCTGTTGTGCAGCCCATGCTTCGTCGTAGCCGCCCGCAGGCCACAGCGCCTCGCCTAGCTCACGGCCCAGAGGGTCGGTAGCCGGGTCTTCGCAAACGGCCGGGAGCGAGATAATGTCCCAGTCCTCAACCTTGCCGTACTCCGGGTTCAGGAGCCGGGCGGCAAGGTCATCTTCGTGCCAGCGAGTAAGGATGATGATAACAGCGCCGCCTGCGTGCAGTCGGGTACTCACCGTGGACTGGTACTCGTCCCACAGCTTATCGCGGTAGGTGGCAGATTCAGCCTCGGCGCGGTTCTTGATGGGGTCATCGACGATAAGCAGGTCTGCGCCATAGCCGGTGATGGAGCCGCCGATACCAACGGAGATCATGCCGCCCATGCCGTTGTCGAGGTTCCAGTTCGTTTTGGTGGCCTGCACTTGGGAGATGGTATGCCCAAACAGCGCAGGACCGAACTCCTCGACCTTATCGCGGTTCCGCTTGCCGAATTGCTGGGCAAGGTCGCCGCTGTAGCTGATCTCGATGACACGCTTCTCTGGGTTCTTTCCCAGATAGAACGAGGGGAAGGTTTCGGTCACGGTCATGGACTTGCCGTGGCGCGGCGGCATGAATATCATCAGCCGCTTGGTCTTTCCCTCCATAATGCTTTCCAGCTTCTCACACACGAGGTCAAGGTGTCTGGCTCTTTTCCACCTGCCCATGTGGACGTACTGGACATAATCGGCGTAGTGCCGTTTCGCCAGCGCAATCCGGGCATTGGAGCCGAGGTACTTGCGCTTGGCAGGCGAAACATTATTCTGCGTCGCCATCAAGGCCCTCGTCCATTTGAGCCAGACGGCGGAGTTCATCATCCGTCAGGTTATCGAACGGGGATGTCTGAACAGCTCCGTCAAGCGTAACCTTCTGGGTCTGGGAGAACTCATCCCGGCATCGGTTGTTGAGCCAGTACATCTGCGCCATCGTATCGGGGACGGCTTTCTTGGTGAGCGTTCGGACCCGCACCGGCTTCTGTTCGCCCGTCCGGGGGTCTACGTCAATGACGCTTTCCTTTTCCTGATACTCGAAGCCTACGGCGCGTTCATACAGCGACCGCTTCACCTTTGCATCGGCGACTTCCTTCCCGTGCTGGCAGGCTTCATTGAACGACGGGTACGTCTGCCGCCAGCGGATGATGGTTCTACGCGAAACATGGAAGGCATCAGCAATGTCCTGATCGGTTGCGCCCTTGATAGCAAGCGACCATGCCCAGTCATCGTGGTACGCCGGATTGTACTTTAGAGGCGTAGGCATTTGCTATCACCTACTTCCCTGCCAGATAATCCGCAGCCCAGTATTCAAGGGCCTGCCACTTGTTCTTCGGGCCGATCTCGCCCTCCTTGACCATCTTGTCGAGCGCCTGCGTGATGGTATCAGCAGCCTCTTTGGGGATGGCCGGAGAGCCGAACAGGTTGGGCAACTGCACCCACTCCTGACTTTCATCGAAGTGCAGGTCATCGAACAGGGACTCGGTGGCCTTAATCATGGCGTGGATGGCAGCGCCGGTGTTCTTGACGTTGGCAAACTGCTGGTACTTCGTGATGGTTTCGATGAACTCCTCGTGCTGGTCAATATCTGCAACGCCAAGCATATCGGGGCTGAGGGAACCCAGAACCTTCACAAGCTGGTCCAAATCGCGGAGCTGGTGCGGCAGGAAGGTGAACGTGACGTTCTTCCAGTCAAACTCCACCTTCGGGGACAGCAGCTTCTCAAGCTCGGCCATAGGCTCGCCGATGATGTCCTTGCCAATGTAGCTTTCCAGCATATCGTCCACATCGTCGATCATCTTGGCGATTTCCTTCAGGGTGGACTGGTCATCAAAGCCGCTGATGGCGTTGTGCGCCAACTGCTTTGCGGCCACCTGAGAGCGCCGCAGGCCGGTGGTGTCCAGAATGACAAAAAGCTCCGTCAGCACACCGCTGTCCTTTGCAGAACGGATGCGGTGGTGGCCGGAGATAATCTCGATCTTACCGTCGATGAGTGCGCAGAACGGGAGGCTTTCAAGCTGGCCCCGCTTTTTGATGTTGTCGGTGAGCTGCTTCTGCATCTCGGTCTTCATAATGCGAGCGTTGATGTCCTGCTCGCGGAAGTCGGTCAGCTTCACTTTGGCAATGACCAGACCGGAACCCATGTCGGCGACCGTTTCATACTTTACGGCTGCGCTGCTGACTTGGTTTTCTCGCGCTGTTTCTGCCATCGTTCTTCCCTCCCTAACCATTCATTCAATGCCTGTTTGGCGTTTCTATCGTACAAGGGCGACTCGTATGTGAGCCGGTAGCCCATCTTCTTATCCGGGACTTTCTTGGTCAACTCCATCAGCCCCCGCATTTCCTTAGCCTCCGGGTATTTGGTCATCTGCACCGTCTTGAGGGACTTGGCCTTTTCCTTCTCCAAATCCGTGCAGATATTCATAATCAGCGGCCTGTTCTGTGCAAGCATGGTCAGAAGCCGCCCCAACCGGTAGGTCTTATGGGGAACGGTCATGCCGTACATGAGGAACACAGCATCGGAAACCTGCGTACCGAAGGCACCCATCGTGAGTGCCGACTTGTCCAGCCCGAACACACCTGCCAGTTTGCCGTCGATGAGGACGGCCATGTTGATGGGGGCAGACGAGCCGACGAAGTTATGCGTCCACAGCTTTCTGTAATACTGGGCGGCGGTGCGCTCGATCTGAGTAATCTGAATCTTGCTCTTGCGGGTGATTTCATAGTCACGCGGCAGGATGCTGCAATCCAGAGGCTCCAGCTTGCCCTCGTTCGGGCGGGTAATCATTTTACCCTCGGCAAGCATGGTTGCCTCATCCGGGCGGTTGGTAGTCAGGTACACATTGATGCCGTCACGCACACCATACCGAGCAAAGACAGGATGCCCGGCAGTGAGGCCCGGGGCGTTCTCCTCGTAGCACATCAGAAGGCACTTGGCATCGTTCATCTTGTCGTACAGATCGTTCAGCCCGGTCTTGGGGTCAAAGATGCCGTACTCAGGTTCTTTCCACGTCATGCGCCCGCCGGTGTCGTACCACTTCTCGAATCCAGCGGCATAGGTGGGCGGGTTTGCAACCACAAGGCAGTGGGGGTCATCATAGCACGTTTCAAGGTGCTTCCACATATCCAGCGGGCGGTAGCTCATCCCATGCAAGGACTGCTTGGCCCTGTCGAGCTGTGCGCGGATTTCCGCCAGATGCTCCTCCTTGCGGTATTCCAGATCGCGCATGATGCCGTAAAAGTACTCCTTCCCGGCGTTCTTCACAGTCCGCAGGTACAACTGTGCATAGAGCGCAACCGCAGGGTCAAGCAGCTCCTCATTCGTGAAGCCGTCCGCTCTGATTTCCAGCTCCTCAAGGGACTGGCCTGTGATGGCATAGCCCATGATGGATGTGAACATCGAGACATCACTGGCCTCAATCTCGCTGGGCTTGTACCCACACTGCGCCGCAATATGCGACATGGCGAAAGCGCCGGCGCACGGCTCAACGAACCGGGTGTACCCCTGCTTGCGGGCGTTTTCAATCAGCGGCTTCAGGAACTTCTGCTCCTGAGCAACCAGAGTTCCGAGGAAGAACGCTCCGGGGTTCTGGAACTTTGCCATTCATATCGCCGACCTTTCTTTCAAAATTGCCCCTCTGGTTTCGACTGGAGCAGTTGCTTTCCAGAGGGTGGGTTGTTTCCAAAGACGTGAACGTCTGGAAAACCCTTGTTCGTAGGCATAAAAAATGGGAGCCATGCTGTTTCCAACATGACTCCCTATGGTTGGTCCGCCGAGCAGGGATTGAACCGTGCGACCCCCTGATTAAGAGTCAGGTGCTCTACTTTCTGAGCTATCGGCGGGTATTACCACATTTTCATCTGGACTGCATCAGGCTCAACCGCTTTCAGCGGTTCAGGCTGTTTCGCCCACTTGTTTGGTGACGGGTCAGGCAGCTCCTCGATCATTTCTCCTGTTCTCTGGAGCCACCAGTCTGCGAACACCAGTCTATGACACCACTCTCCGGGCTTTCGGACATCTTCGTAGCAACAAAGCACCACGGGCTTGCCCATGTCCTCATAATGCTGGAGAATCTGAGCAATCCGCGCCGTCCCTACTCTGTCCATGTGCTGGAAGTAGGGCGGCGTGAACCGCTCCCGGTTGTATTCGTTGAACAGATAACCCGGCGGCGCGATCTCCATGATGTTGCCTGCAAGCGTATACCGAAGGGGAAACTTAGGCGCTCCCCGTGTTATCCCAACGACTGTGTAGTTCCCGGTCTTGAGTTCCGGGTTACTGTACCGGCTGGTGTAAATCATGTGCCTCGCTCCTTCCGTACAAGCCCACCAGAATCTTCACGCCCTCAGCTATCTTCTCATCGAGATCATAGCCGAGCTGCTTGTAGAATCTTCCGTGGACCATGCACTCATACGCTCTTGTCATCGTGGAGGACTGCTCCTTCGTGATGCCGAACCTGAAGTCCTTTGCAATCCGCAAAGCCCCTTTGAAGTCGCCGTCTGCAACCAGACGTCTAACTTTATCGGATTTTCGTTCCATCTGTCGCACCTCCTGACCTTTTCGGTAAGATTTTGGGCCTATCTTCATTCTAACCCTTTACCCACCGGAGTCAATCGGTTTGGCTTCTGTTGCGAAAATTTTGGCTTTACAGCTTGATGCGAGGCGGGATATGCCGCTCACGGTTTTTTCGGAGTGACACATCGGTTCACGCTTCGTATCTTACCACATCGGTAATTGCACGTCAATGGCAACTTTTTTGCAATTTTGCTAAAAAATCATTCGAGCCACCCGAAAATCAGGGCGCTCAGTTTGGAAATGCCTGCTTTCTGGTCGCGGAACACCGTCGAGAGGTCAATCTGTTCCTCATCAGCAATCTGCTGCTGATTCTTCGGTTCGTCTGCGATGTAGAGGCTGTAAATTGTCCGATACCGGCGCATTTCTTCCGAGCGCTTGGCGTGTTCGCAGATGAACTTGTAGCATTCCAGCATACGGTCAATGTGCTGGACGATGATGCGGGTATGGGCAGCACTCTCCTGAATACTCCTCACGACGGGGACCCTCACCCTGCCATCCGTCTGGCTCATCAGCTCCTCCATCAACTCCTCGAAGTCATCGTCTTCCGAGAGCTGGCTGGCCTCATATACAGCGCTCTTGCTGTGTTCTACAAAGCAGTGGTAGTTCTGAAGCAGCAGCTTGGTGTTATGCAGGCGCTTGTCCCTGACGGCCTTCCGGCTTTTCTCAGCCTCGCGCTGATACTTTTCGATGGCCGTTTCGGATGCGACCCGGATGATCTCCTGCAACATTTCCGGGGAAATGGTAATGTTCATGTCTTCCTGTGCCATATCAAAACCTCCCATAACGGGCTATGCCGCCCCTCCCCCTCCGGGGAGAAGCGGCTTGCCCTGTTTCTTACAGCGTGTTATACGTTCTGCGCAGGAGCCCCGCTTTGTGGGTGCTCTCCCATGTGAAATTGCCGCCCGTTACATTGCCGAAGTGGCCGTAGGCGGATGTCTGTTCATAGATAGGCAGGCGCAGGTTCAGGGCATCAATGATTCCCAGCGGGGTCAGTTCAAAGCAGCGATCTACTGCATTGCAGAGCTTTTCCTCATCCACATTGGCCCCAAACGTGTCGATGCGCAGGGACACCGGGAGTGCCATGCCGATTGCATAGGCCAACTGAACCTGACACTTGTCGCACAGACCCGATGCCACGACGTTCTTTGCAATATGCCGGGCCATGTATGCTGCACTGCGGTCAACCTTTGTGGGGTCTTTGCCAGAGAATGCCCCGCCGCCGTGGGGAGCATAACCGCCATAGGTGTCCACGATGATCTTCCGCCCGGTCAAGCCGGTGTCTGCCGCAGGGCCACCCTGCACAAAACGCCCGGTAGGATTGATGTACAGGTTGTAGGTATCAATGTCAAGGTCACCACCATAGACACCGACAAAGTGCTTGGCATACTTCAGGATCGGGGTGATGACGTGCTCCGTCAGAGATTCCAGAAGCTGTTCTTCTGTTGCATTTTCGTAGTGCTGGGTGGAAATGACGATGGTGTCAATGCGTGAGGGCTTCCCATCCTCCCCATATTCCACCGTTACCTGCGTTTTGCCATCGGGGAGGATAAAGGGGATGGTCCCGTCTTTGCGCCTCTGGGTGAGCCTGTAGGCCATCTGGTGCGCAAGCATGATGGGCAGCGGCATAAGCTGTTCGGTCTCACTGCACGCATAGCCGAACATCATGCCCTGATCTCCTGCCCCTCCTACATCGTCACCTGTACCCATCGCAATATCGGGGGACTGCTTATGGACTGCCACTTCGATCTTGCAGGTGTTCCCATCAAAGCCGGACGAGCCTCCGGTGTAGCCGATGTCACGCAGGACCCGCCGGGCAATGCCCTCAATATCCACATCGACCTTGCTCGTGATCTCGCCTGCAATGAACACCGTGTCGGTGGTGCAGCAGGTCTCACAGGCCACCCGGCCGTTCGGGTCAACAGCCAGCACTGCATCCAGCACCGCATCAGAGATACGGTCGCACACCTTGTCGGGATGACCCTCGGTCACAGACTCAGACGTAAACAGCTTTCTCATGCCTTTTCCTCCTCAGCATTCTTCTTGTCTTCCTGCTCGTGGTGACATACAGCAGCAGCTTGCAAGAGTCTCATCAACTCATCCAGACGGACGCTCACCATAACAGGTTTCTCGCAGTGAACAGAGAACGATACCGTTCCGAGCGTATAACCGGCGTACATATTGCACTCCGCTGTTTCCTTGCTTTCAATACCGGCCGGTTTCCCGTCAACCGCCGCGAAGGTGGTCATAGTTGCATTCACCGTCATCTGGACTCCATCAGGAACGCCAACCAACTGTGCGGGAATCTTTACTACACGCCCCATAAGGGGATTCTTATTTTCTTCCATGTGTTCTCCTTTCTCAGAACGGGATGTCATCATCATCGGGCAGCGGGCGGAAATCGTCGTTCGTGGGGTCCGGCGCTGCCTGCGGGGTGGAGCCGCTATCTTTCTTGGACTCGCCGAAGAAGACCTGATCGCAGCGAACCTCCGTCCGCTTGCGCTTCACCCCGTTTTTCTCGTAGGTGCGTGTGGTAAGGACACCGCTTGCCTCGATACGCTTTCCCTGCTTGAAATACCGGGCGACAAACTCAGCTTTCTTTTCCCACGCCACGCAGTCGATAAAGTCCGTCTGGTCCTTAACGCCGGGCCGGTCAACCGCAACCGTGAACTCCACCACGGGCTTTCCGTTGGGAGTGGTGCGCAGTTCTGGGTCGCGTGTCAAGCGGCCGCTGATGGCAATAATGTTCATAGGGTATCTCCTTTCATCATCGTAGCAGTCGAGTTCCAGATAGTTCTTCCCGAATGCCGCCCGGAAGTCTGCGACGCTGGCTTTGTGGGCCATCATGTACTTGATCTGCCAGAACTGCTTCAGGGCATCGGAGGTTTCCCTGCACTGGTGCGCCGCATACCGACCGTTCCGATGGCAGCTCTCGCCGCACAGGCCCACCTTCAGGCCATACTTTTCGGACTTGTCCCGGAACGGCCCAGGGTAGACGTGGTGCTCCTCCAGCCAACCGGTCTTTCCGCACAGAAAACAGGTTCCGTACCTCATTCGGCATCACCCTTCCGGGCGTTGGGGTTCTCCACCTCCAGCAGGATGCCGCCGCATTCCAGACACTCTACCACGATCTTCTCCGGCTCCTCATGGTCGCCGACCTGAACCGTGCCGAAGCCGTTGCAGGCGATTTCCTCTGCCAGATGAGGCTCCAGAATGCTGTCATCCACATGGCGGGGGTCTTCTGCGAGGTAGGCAGAGCCGAGGGCGATGATGCCGTCTGCGGTCTCCGCATAGCAGTGGCCTGCACTCCGGCTCACCGTCATCCGCTCTCCCACAAGGACTTTGAGGATGCCCCACTGGTCCTTGATGCCGCACTTATCGGGGTTGCGCAGGATGTAGCCCTTGTCATCGCTGATGACCGTGTAGTCAACATCCACGATGCCTTCCGGGAGCTGTGGCGGTTCCTGCTCCACAGGGGGCGCAGCATTCTGGCGGTTCTGGGCCGTGTCGAAAAGCGAGGTCTGCCCATCGTCGATGTCCTTCATCACATACTCCATCAGCTCCTCATCCCACACCAGCTTGCGGTTGCCGGAGAGGTTGCCGGTAGTTTTGTCCTTGACCTTGATTTCGGTGCTGATCTCGTGGCTGAAGCTGGGCTTCATCACCTGCACGGTGTCCCCCTCCTGCGTTGCATCGAAGTTCCGTTCCGGAGCCGGGGTCAGTGCCACGCTGATTTTGCAGTTGATGGAGGCGCTGTCGCTCTGGAGCCTGTCCATCTTCTGAAGCAAGCGCTGGAGGGCGCTGTCGAAGTCCATCTTGAAGGCGTTGAAGGTGTCCGCGCTCAGGGACAGCACATACGTTTTGTCACTCATAGTCATTCTCCTTTACTGTTCATACGGTATATCTGAGATTTCAACGATAACACGCGGGGTGTCGGAGTAGAACTTCCGAACCAGTGCGTCTACGATCTGGGCATCATCGCGGTAGGCAATGCCGTTCAGGGCATCGCAGATGATTTTGCCCACATTATCCCAATCGGGCTTTCGTGTCGGGCGTATCAGGCGGTCGATCATGGCAAGGTGCTTTTTCCTGCTGGCCGATTTCGGAACGGAGTGGAACGCAAAAATTCTCACGCTCAACATGGCGTCATCAGCAAACCGAACCCCGGATTGGATTCTGTACTCGGTCTTTACGAGGTTTTCGTACAGAACCGTGTTTTCCGGGGTTCTGGCTGTCACATGGCCGCATACGGTTGAGAATTTCGGGCGTTCCTTACCTCGCGGCTCCCCGTAGATGCAGAATTGCGTCCTCATTCCCCTGCCGCCTGCTTCGGCTTGTCGTTCGGCGTGTACTCCAGATAGTATTCGTAGCTTTTCTTGCCCTGCCGGAGCTGCTTGCCCTGCCGGACGGTGTAGTCGTTCTTTACGAGGATGGCAGCTACCGTCAGCCGGTCCTCAACGCTTGCGATGATAACTTTATCCATCGTTGCCCTCCAAAAAGTTCTTCATCTCGTCAAATCTGCGGGCCGCTTCTGCCTTTCTCCACGACCGACCTGTGAACTGCATCGGGTAGCACATTTCAAAGATACGGTCATAGATGCGGGTGTAGCGGATGTCCGCAGATTCTTTCATTTCGGTCATGCTCAGGTTCGTGGTGAGGATGATGGGGAGTTTGGCTCTGTACCGGCTGTCCACGATGTCGTAGACCTTTTCCAGCGCAAAGTCCGTGCTGCGTTCAGCACCGAGATCATCAATGATGAGCAGCTTTGCCCTGTTCAGCCGGGCAATCAGGGCGCTGTCATCCTCACTGAAACCCTGCATGGTTTCCAGCAGCTTTACAAACGAGGTCATCACCACCGGGACCCGCAGGCTCAGGAGATGGTTTGCAATGCAGGCCGCAGCAAACGTCTTGCCCGTCCCGACCCCGCCGTAGAACAAAAGCCCCTGATTCTTTGCCAGCATTTCATCGAAGTGCTTCGCATACCGCAGACAGAGCTTCAGGTTGTAGGCATTGTCTTTGGTCTGCTGGAACCCGTCAAAGCTGATGTCCCTCAGGCGTTCGTCCATGAGGCTTTGCTGTTTCAGCGCTTGTGCTGCCCGCATTTCCCGGTCCTGCATGAGCATCTGCTCTTCCTGCTTCCTCCGTTCTGCCCTGCAACGGCAGGACACCGGCATTTTGACCCGAACTTTCTTCTTGGGGTCGAACGGAACAGCCTTCAGGTCAGGCATATTGACCTCTACCTGCCGACGGGTATGGCAGTTCCCGCAGACGAGGAACCCTTCATCGTCGTAGTAATCACCGTTCTCCGGCTGATTTGCCGCCTGCGCCTGACGAACAACGCCTTGCAGCAGGCCATCAAACTCACCCATTCTGCTCACCCCACTCTCTGAACGGATTTTCTTCAGCCGGCGTAGATTCGCTTGCGCCCTGCTGAAGCAGGCCCGGTTTCTTTTCTTTAACCCGGTCTACGACCCAGCAGAGGATGGCGCGGTAGTCGTCCTTGTAGGTCTTTCCTCGTGCGCCCTTGTAGTTGTCAAGCTCCACAATGCAGGCATCCGCAAAGGCTTTGCCGTACAGTTTCACGAGCCGGTCGTAGTTCGCTTCGCTCATCTTCACGAACTCCGCATAGGATTTCTTATCAGGTTTCGGCTTTGCTGGCCGCTTGGCTTCTGGCTCCACAGGAAGTTCCATCTGTTCCGGCTCAGGGGTCTTCGGCGCAGGCTTTGCAGCCTCACGCTCCATCTGGCGGGCTTTCCGCTTTCGTTCAGCATCCAGCCTGCGGTTTTTCTGGAGCTTATACCACTGCTCCTGCCATGTGTCCCAGTCGTGGATGTAAAAGCCGTCGGCCGCCACATCAATCCAGCCGGTGTCCACAAGGGCCTGAACCACTTTGCCCATGTCGAGCTGGCAGTCCTCGCCGCAGCCGTACAGGTATCGGCTCAGGACTTCGAGGTCGGCATCCTTGACCAGCCCGGTCTCATCGGCGTTCTTCATGCCCCAGAACCACAGGAAGTTCAGGATGCCGAGGGCTTCAAACTTGGAACACCCGATGGCGCGGTATAATCTACGGAGCTTCGTACCGTCCACCTCCTGATGTACGCTTATCCACGGCATCCCCTCACCTTCCTTTTCCGCCGGTGGCTTTATTCTTCAGCCGCACCGTCATTTTTGGTGCCTTTCTCAGCTTCCAGCTCCGCCTTGTGGGCCGTGCAGATCTCGACCAGCCGCTCGACCACCTTGTTGTAGGTAGACATCTTCATGCCGGTCGTAGAGGTCAGCCCCATCTCCTCGATGATGGACTTGACCACGGCGTTGCCTTTGTCCTTGCCGAAGTTTGCCTGCGCCGCCTTGAAAAGCTGCTGGCGCTGCTCCTGCGAGATGACCGGGTCTTCTTCCTCGGCCGGCTGTTCTTCCGGCTTCGGGTCATCCAACTCCCTGTATTCCGCCGGGATAGCGCCGGATGCGATCATCTCATCCTCGGAGTACACACCCTCATAGTCCTTCGGGAAGGCATCTCTCACGCACTGGCTGACAGCGACCTTGTTGATCATGGTGCCAGGCTTGGATTTCCAGTTTGCCTGCCCCTTGTTGTACTCGGCAAAGGCAACTTCCTTGAATGCAGTGCGTTCCTTGCCGTTCCGCATGAAGGTAACGCGGCACCAGCCGCCAACCAGAGTTTCACCCGGATAGAGGCAGCATCCCTCTTTCTGGATAATCTCGTTCCCACGCTGTACCGTGATGCCGTCGTTCTTGAACAGGTAGTCCGGGTGGTCAAATGCTCTGCGGAGGTAGGCATCCTTGCCAACGACCATCTGCGCCGGGTCATCCTTGCTGTACTTGATGAGGTAGACCTCACCCTGAACCAGCGGGTTGAGCTTCTGCTGGCGGCAGGTGTTCATAAAGAACACGAGTTCCTGATTGCTTACCAGTTCTGCCCTGCCGCGAACGAGGTACTTCTTCACGAAATCCAAATCCAGCTCAACGTGCGTACCCAGAACGTCGTAGCTGACAACGAGAGCGTTGCTCTCAGCCTTGCTCATAGCAGTAGACATATTCTCTTACCCCCTGAAGCTCATTTTTGCGACCTGACGATAGGTGATGCCGGGAATCTCGATCTGGCCCTTCGAGGCGCGGATGAGGCGCATAACAGCGGCCTGATCGACCGGGCGGAGCTCAATGCCCGCCACCGCCAGCGGGACCGCCTTGGGGTCGATCTCGACGATTTCCCAATCCTTCGAGGTGCTGACGCCGGAAACCTTCGGGGTGGCTGCGGCAGGCACTACCGCATAGCTTGCAGCATCATCCATGATGGCTGCTTCCTCAAAGGCGGCCTCCGCTCCATCTGCATCACCGGCGGCTTCCAGCGTAGCCGCTTCCTGAATTTTGCGCTCCCGTTCAGCTTCCGCTGCCCGTCGAGCAGCTTCTTCAGCTTCCCGGCGCTTACGTTCCTGCTCTGCAATGTAGGCGCTCATCACCTGCTTGACCGTCTTCTCGGCGTTGCGCAGCGGGGTCAGCATGGCCTTTTCCCGGTCGCAAACCGCTTTGTGGGCCTGATAGGCGCTGTCTTTCATGGGCTTGAAGAACGTCGTGACCTGCGACGCCTTTTTCTTCAGCATCTTGCCAAACTCACCGGCAAAGGCGTAATCTTCATCGGTCTGGATAACCAGCGACTCCGCCTGAAACTCGATGTCGGTCACATCGCGGGAGAGCTGCTGCTCATCAACGATTTCGGCCTGCGGAACGGTTGCCACCATAGTTTCTTTTTCCATCTGTCGAACCTCCTAAAAGTCACTCGTTCATGTAGTTCTTAATCGTCATCAAGGACGAGAACACCGACCAGCATTTCCCGCTCCGGGAAAACTTTACTTCCTGATAGCCCTTCTTGGACAGGTGAAGAATCAGCCGGTCATCGACCTTGATGTCGTGACTCTCCCATGCCCTGTCATAGGCTTCAAGCTGCACAGCGCAGAGCTTGCTGTTCACCTGTGCCGATGTCTTGTAGTCCACCAGCGTCACCCTGCCGTCGATGATGCATAGCAGATCGACCGTGCCTGCATACCGCAGGATTTTGTGGTAGACCTTGGTTTCGGTCGCCAGAACTTCCGGCTTGCGGCTATCCCACCACTCCCGGAAGCCGGCAAAATACCCGGCATACACCGGCGGAATGTCCTCAATGCCGAACTTGGCGTAGTTCTCCACCGCATTGTGGATGGCCGTGCCGCGCTTTGCGGCCTTGTTCAGAACCTCCGGGTTCACCGTGCTGTAGAAGTCACTAGACAGCGGCTTCATCAGGGTGGTCACGCTGGGTACTTCCAGCCCGTTCAGGTAGTAGAGATGCCGTTCTTCCTCAAATGTCAGTTCCGGGAACTGCGGAATTTTGGGCTTCACGCATTCGTTGCTCACGTTGCTTTTCTCCCTTCAGGTTGATTGCCAACCGCATATAGTAGTCGGTCAGCTCGGTTTCGTACAGAAGCGGAAGGTAGCTCTCCGGCTGCTCTGCCAGCTCACATTTGCGCCGGGCATACCAGAGAACACTGGTGGCTACCACATCCGGGATTTTGAATCCCAGCGCTGTTTCCGCCGCCTGCCGCGCTTCTGCCAGCTTATCGGCACTCATGCCTTTTCCGCGAGTCTGCGGTGGATTTCCTGAA